TTTGCTTGGAGGCAAACCGGTGAGGATATCGCGCGGATCTTGGCGTTTACGTCAAGTGTGGAAGACCACATCCGCAAGATGGTTGCGAATCAGGTGAAAATTCAACGTATGGGCTTCAAAAGAGCGATCAGCGAGGATTTTTCCAGTGACAGTGAAACAACTGTAACCTATCAGTCTGTTTCCAGGATCGTCTATAAGTTTACTTACCAGTACACTTATACCGGTCTCTCTGGTTTGACCATAGACGGCAGCAAACAACGCGAGGCTGTTGCCGCTCTTACAGCTATGTCCGAGTTCTGGGGGATCGAAAGATCCGCCGGTGAAGCTTGGGCTATTTTTCCTGGCTCCTGGGTTATCGATCAACTGCTTCCAGTCGGGGATTTCCTCGACGATTTAGGATCAGTTGGATACTACGGAGTCGGACATTCCATGTCATTCGCGGGGTCGACATCGTCGACGAAAGTTACTGGACAAATTAAGAGGGTTAGACCCCCGCTTACCAGTAGCGAATATGGCACGTGGAATAAGGGCGCGATGAAGACATCGGCTAGCTTTTCGCTTTACAACCGAAGTGTTAGTTTTTCACCGCCGCCGATGCTGTCCGTTAGACAAGGATCGAAAGGTCTTTCAAGTACAGCGAAAGCGTATGCAGCTCTCAAGGTTCTCTAAGGAGGCCTTTGATCTGTGTACTGGTATAAATTCTAGCGGGTTTATATCACCATCCTTTGTGTGTGTGAGGGTTCGTTTTTATGGCTATCGTACTGCCGACTTTTAATCCAGAGGCCGCCCACTCCTTAGTGGAAATCGGCAAATACGTTCTGGACTCATCGACTTTGGCAGCGCCGACGCACCTAACGGTGAAGTCGACCCTGAAGTCTAATCGGAATAGCTCGTACGTTGTTCGCATTGACTCCACGAAAGTGGACCCAAATGACGCAACCTCTACGGTCTCTATTTCGGTATATACGGTTATCACTGGAATGATTGAAGACTATACAGCCTCCGAGAAAATCCAGCTGCTTGACCGTATTCGGGCAGTACTTAACGATAGCAACATCGCGCGTATCGAGCGTGGTGAACGGTAGGAGGGTTAGATTCCCTTCCCCGCAGTGAACGGCAAATAGAACTTTCGTCCGGTCTCCGTTTCCGCAAGGATCTAATGGGGAACCTAAGATGAAAAGCCTAGTAACGCGAAACACTAACAGGCAGCTCTTAAGGTGGAAGCTGAAAGCATTAGTGGCCGAGAAATTGGCTGCGAAGGTTATTAAAGCCTCTCAAACCGTGCAGAGTCTGTACATCACGCGTGTAAAATTGAAGCAATTCGTTGCTGAGAAATACCTCCGTGAATATAAGCGACTAGTCATCGCGATCGCGACCGAAGGCCTTCTGGCCGTATGTCGCGACCTGTTAGTTGACGAAAAGGATCAAGAAACCATTACCAGGAGAAGCAAAAGTGAAGAAAACTTCATTACGGAATGCCTACCAACCTTGGGAAAGCATTTCGATCGCTGCTTGGCTAATGGGTACTTTAGTCCTGTTGATCAATTCCGGTGCCGTAAGTCTGGAATTCCGATTTTCCTCGGACGAGCCTTTGGGCAAGTCTTCGGAGATGATGGGAAACTAAGACTGACACCTTCTGTTGAAGCTGTACGGATTATCCGACAAGTGTGCTTCTATGCGTACAAGTTGGACCTCCCTTACGGTGATGTGAAAGAAAAACGCGTCATCGACAATTTCAAACAGACCGAAGATGACTTAAGGGTTAATCGCCTTAAGCCACGGCTAGCGACGGGAGCGCCTACTAACGGTGCTTTCGGTGTTCGGGGTTACCCGACTTTGCGTTATGTGTCAATCCTGCAGAGCGAGCAAGCCAAGTTGGCAGCTGCACTCGTTCAACGAGTGTTCGTAGATTATCAACCTGCGAAACTTCAGCCAAAACATGGTCCAGGCGTTACAGCCAATGTTGCAATCCACCAAAAGTGGACCAGCAAACTGAATGTGGGATGCCCAGTCGGCGATTTGGCCAGTCTCTACTGGTTTAATGAAACCGATGCCCTCGACCGCCTTAACCGTTACCCCACCTGGGGGCACGGAGATGCGTTCACAACTGCGGATGCAGTTGTAGCCAAAGTGCTCTTGGTCCCAAAAGACTCAAGAGGCCCTAGGTTAATCTCAGCCGAGCCAGCAGAAAGACAATTCTTGCAGCAAGGCATCAAAAACGAGGTTGTACGTATCTTGGAATCGAATCCGTTGACAGCCGGCCACGTTAACTTCGTGGACCAGACGGTAAATCAACGGTTAGCTCTCGAGACGTCAAAGTCCCGGGAATGGGCTACACTTGATCTGAAGGACGCGAGTGATCGCGTAACCGCAGACTTGGTCGACTTTCTCTTCGGGGAAACCTTGCTTAAAGAACACATGTTCGACGTTAGGTCCCAATTCTCCCTCCTCCCGGGGGGCGAACGGGTATCCCTGTACAAGTATGCACCGATGGGGTCAGCTTTGTGCTTCCCTGTTTTGGCAACCACTGTATGGGCTCTGTCCGTAACGGCCGTGGCTTCGCGCCTCGGTTCATTAGCGACCGCACTGAAAAAAGTCTATGTCTACGGTGATGATCTCATTGTACCGGCG